CTGCTGCTGACTGGGCTGTACCTAAACAAATAGTTCTAATAGGTGTATAAATATTATCCATCATATCTGTGATAGCAAACATAGAATAGATATCCCCACCGCCACTATTAATAACCATCGTAATTTCTTCCATAGGGTCTGCCGTTTGAAGTTCTAAAAGTTTTTCAATTACATCTTTTGCTTTATCTTCATCTACACTACCACTCAAATAAATAAATCTATCCTTTTCATCATTAGATAAAATACTACTAATACTTTTATCCTTGTCCTTATCCTTATCCTTATCTGACATATTCAAAAAATCATCTTTGTTTTTCATGGTATTATTCCCCTTTCATATTTTTAGTTCCTCTAATGCCTTATGGTACTGTTCATCTTGAATCTCTTTAATAGGTTCTAATCCTCTTTCAATAGAACACCAAGCAGTTACTCCACCCCAACCATACTTTTCAAATATTTCTCTAACTTCATGTTCTCTGCCTTCAGCTATTGAGGTTGCATCTGCTGAAGCATAAATAAACATATCATTACAAACTACTACTGCATGCCATCCATCATCCCAATCATCCAAATCTTCATTAAATGTTGAAAAGAATACTATATCTCTTGCAGCCAACCAGAAGAGATGTTCAAATTCCTCCATTGTCTTTGCTTTTCGTTCAGATAGATTTTTCATTTACAATTTTCTTGTATTCATAATTAAAACCTTGATCATCCCAACAAGTCCAAATTTCACCCTTCCTTAATACCCTTGTTAACCATAATTTTTTAAGGACCCATCAGGATACCTTTTGATAACAATAGGATGCCATGCAAACCACGTATGCCAGCACTTTTTATATTCAACTTTGTATTCCCATGTCCTTGTAGTTAACCATTCCATATTTTACTCCTCTTTTCACCAATCCTGATTAATCAATATTACCATAGTTTAACCTTCTTCCTAAATTTTCTAGTTCCCTCATTCCATTGTTTTTTCATCTTCTTCAATAGAAATTTTCTGCTATGTTCAGGTTTTGTTGAAAGGTCATCCCAAAAACAGGTCATATTCCATAAACATTTTTGATTAGAACAATAAAATGTTACTTTAGGAGAATTTTTTATATCACCATCTATATCACTTATTTTCATCTCTGAGTTACACCTTGGACAACGATTAAGTTTCATAATTTATCTCCCATCTTTTATTCAATCCTCCTTTCTCTTAATGCCTTTTTATACATATTTTATAAACGGACAAAATTTTCCTTTCTTTGCTTTCATATATTCTATTACAATATTCTCACCAGGCATTTCAAGAGGTTTTCCCAACATTTTCCTGATATAATGAATTGTTAATGGAGGAATGATTGCTAAAGAAAGTATAAACAAAACCAAAATTGTGTTAGAAATTATAAATGGGCTTGTACAAAAGGCGAAGACAAAAATACCCAGTATAGAAATAGTAAATGAGATGAATGCTAATTTCCCTACTAAACTCCAAAAATATAAACACAGATTATCATTACTATTTTCAGACCTACTCATATGATTCAATTTATAATGCCACGACGATCTTTTAATTTCCATTTTAATCTCCTTTCATTAGTCTATCTTATCATATTCAAACCTATATGTAAATATTTTCATTTAAAGAATAGTCCCAGTGACTTTCCTGAATCCATTGATAGCATATATAATTTATTCATAGGCTTCAATAGAATACCCACCTTCTTGAGGAAGAATTTTTCTATCATTTTTTCCTTATCAATTTGAATTACCTTTTCAAACTCTTTAGGCCACTTATAGAAGGATATGGTTTCTATATTCCATTGGTTAGGTTTTACATATACCACCTTGACCTTCATACCTTCACTTATATCTTCATATTTATCTTTCAATTCTAATAACTTCAATAGCTTCCTGTAATTTATGGCACCCTTAACATGCCAAGGTGTACCTTTAATAGCTTTTTCATCTTTTACCCATTTTGTTATGTTTGATACACCTATATTAGCGGCCAATTCTTCTAAGCTCACACTCCTCAATTCTTTCTTATACTTACCAATCTTATCAATGATATCTTCTTCGGGTTCATCTTTCATAATCATTTCCATTATATTTTTCAAACGACTACGAACAGCTTCAGAACTGTCACCACGAACTATTGTTAATCCTGTTGTAGAAATTTTATCAAGATACGAACCTTCAATCCACAAACATCTAACGGAATACATCTTTTTAGCCACAAACAATCCGGACTTAGCTATTTTCTCCTTAGCAAACCTTATAGGAAAATCTTCTACGATAGAATTATAAATATTTAATTGAACATTACTATATATATGTTGGTTTATATAATCATTAATATAGTTACTAATATCATCAATTATATCAACCTTCTCCCTGTCTGTCTTAGATGCCCATATCCCCTTTCCTATATGATGTTCACAGAAATCATTCATACGAATATACAACGAATCCGTATCAATAGCCACAATAAAATCCTCATCTGTTCCCACTTTTTCATTCATATATTTATTAGCATATCTTTCACCTGATTTAACTGTATATCTACCACACGAAGTTATAGCTTCTGATATATTAGTATTGAAATATCTGGAGTAAGGTACTGCTGTACAACCAAACATACTATTAAGTAAAATCTTTAAACATAATTGAACTGCTCTATATCTTTCCCTTTCTTCTCCTTTAGATTCTCTCATTAATTTTTTAACTTCTAAACGCTTTTCGAATATATTTCTTTCAATAGTGGCTATAACACCTGGTTTACCGTTGATAAAGACAGTACCACAAGGAGCAATAGAAAACAATTTCCTTTTCAGAGCTTTATTAAATCCTTCCAATCTCTTATTACTAAAATCAACAGGCTTAACATTAGGTTTTGACATCTTAAAGGGAGGAAATTCCTTATTCTTCATACATTCAATAATAGTATCCTCGTTTAATCCTAAAATTCTCCCAAAGTATGTTTCCGTACTCATATTAAGGGCTATGATGTGCGACGGATATGAACTCTGAATATCAATGCTAAATAACCAATCATGCATACCCTTTTGGGGTTCTTTCACATATGCCGCTGTAAAATATTCTTGTGAACCGCCAAACATTTGAGGAGCGCATAGTCCTTCTCTCCTATAATGAACAAGTAGAGCACCCTCAATTAAATTAGTCATGGTATTGTAATAACGCATCGGAACTCTTGTAAGTAATGACAGTGATTGTATTAGTCTTATGTAACCAAGCTTTTTACCTAAGTCGTTTACTCGTTCACAGTCCATTACATTATAATCAATATATTTGTTCCAATCCTTATTATACAACTCTCTAAGGTCTTCAGCATCATCAGAATAATCTAACTTACCTTTACCCAATTCAAACTGAGAGACATATTCTAAGCTATAACGCTCTAACTTATTAGGAGAGTACCATTTATAGATATCCATATAATCAAGTATAGTAATACCTGCTATATCAATATTCAGTTCACCACTCTTTTTACTTCTCCATGTCCTGACAATATTAATAGGAGATAAGCCACTATAATACTTACCTCTATTGATCTTCTTGTCTCGATTTATGAGGTAAGGGATATCGAACCCCCATATATTCCACCCCGAAACAATTGAAGGTGGGTACTTATTCATATAGGCAAAGAACTTTCTAAGTAACTCTTTCTCTTTCGGACAATGGATGTATATAATATTTTTATCATTACCGGAATATTCTTTTTCCCCAAAGGTTACCGTTTTCCCTGTAATACTGTTCCTTACCGATATTGCTGTAACAGGATGTTCAGCTAAATGAGCATGAGTAAAACCTTTCGGAGCATAACATTCAATATCTATATAATATATGGTGAGTTTGGGTGTAGGTATGTCATTATCAGGTATATCATGATACTTTTCAGCAAGGTATTGTATTTCAGGTCGTACATTATTCTCTAATATATTGTCATGATAATTCTTATTGAAGGAGTAATAATCTTGATAGGTTTCAAACTCTCTTTTAGATGCTGGTAGACCATCAATAGTTTTGAGTTTACCTACAGGGGTTTGAATGAAGATATATGGTACCCAGTATTCAGAAAAATAATTATTCTCACCGTCTACTTGTTCCCATATATGCATGGTTGAGTTCTTAGATTCATAAAAGCTATTAATAAAAATTTTACAGTTCCTCCTTAAATAAATTCAATATATCATCGTAACATATTATAGGTCCATTGTCAATCCAGTCTGTTTGGAACCGCCACGAACCTCCGTGAGGAAAATCTATCGTAACCCATTCAAACCCCTCTGCTCTATAAGGTTCCGATTTGTTTATTATCTCATATGATTTACCCGTAAAATACTCTTCTATAGAACCAGTTAAATCAAATCTGTTATCTATGTCTTTCAATCTTTTAAATCGTATATTCATGATTTTTTAAATATCCCTTGTAAAGATTTCAGTATATTTTTAGGTTTTTCCTTCTTTTCTTTTGTGACCTTTACCTTTTTACCCGTTCCTCCTGAAATCCTATTGTAGTATTCTCTTTTACTCTCCATTATTTTCTTTAACTTCTTACTTTCATAATGGTAAGCCTCGTCTTCAGTTTTGAATTTCTTGAGTATTTTTATCTTAAAATGCTTTTTACCATATTTTTGAATATCTAAAGATATTCCTGTACCTGACCCTAAATACCCATCCTCCATATTGTTAGTAGAGTGCTTACCTATATACTTTCTTCCATTAATTAAATTTGTGGTTTCATATACGAAATGTTTCATTACCCACCAACCTCCTTCTCAAATAAATAGTCTATATCATCATAATCAATTCTATAGCCTCTATCAATCCACTTTCTATTAATCCACCAATACCCACCATCAACATTAAATTCTATGAATACACCTTCTCCTTCCTCTTTCAACTCAGTTACCTCCAATTCTTCACCATCAAAATATTTCTCCATACCAGAAGTAATTGTTTCCTCACAACCATTAAGCTTTAGTGTGGAACCTATATTGGCTACTCCAAATTCCTTTTTTAGATCATTTAAAGTTTTAAGTCTGAGTTTCATCCTTCAAATCCTCTCTGAGCTTCATCAGCATTTTTCCCAATTTGTTTTCACCTTCCCAGTCTTTACCGCGACCCCAAAATGAATCATATGGGCTATTCTCTACCAGTTCTGCATTACCAGTATCTAATAAATATTTTTTGAGGTACTTAGACTGATCAAACTTGGCATTTAGTCCTTTCCACATATATATCAGTCTCTTAGTTTCCCAATTATCTCTCAATTCTTCTACTTCTCTCCCCATTTGTTTTGCTTCTTTAGGACCATCAGCCATCAATATATCTATTCGTTCCCAATGATTAGAACTCTTCTGGGATTGGAAATAGTGTTCCATGGTGGGATATATGAAACTACCTATACGAAAATCTGATTCATAAAAATTACTTAACGGATGTTTATACCCATAGAACTTTACCTGTTTTGATTCCTCATTTACCATTTTACTTATCCCCCATTCCTTCATTTCTACTCTTTCCTCAAAAGTTTTATATGTATTTATCACAATTCATCTGATTACCTTCTAACATATTAACCATCACTTTCAAATCTTTTCTTAATAAATCAATCTCACTTGCAGATGTGGCTAATAGATTAGATAAGTGATCTGCTATTTCCTTATCAATAGCTATATATACTGCCTTAGATGCTTTTAGTAATTCATTTGTATCAAAATTACTATCTAAAGATTTAATATAATACATAATAAACCCCCTTTACTTATCCCCTATTCTTTGCCAT